GATAAAGAATCCTCAGTATATGGTACAAATATTAAATTATCATCCACATCAACATGGTCATGAACTACAATTGGATAATCACTAGTCGAGTAAGTTTCTAAGATGGATACAGAGTTTGGTGGAACTGGACTATTATCTTGCTGGTCATGATTACCAACTACAATGTCAAGCTTAAACCCTTTTGGTTGTTGGTGAATACCATTTAAAATATTCTCTGTAACCGCCTTAATTACAATTGGCGATATAGAGGTCCTCTCATTATACAAGTCACCAACAATAATCATTCTTGAAGCATCCTTAGACAATGCTTCCTCATACATGGCGTTGAGGGCTTCGAGAATCGTTTTTAAACGTGACCCGTATGGTTTACCCTCAACTGGTTTAGAAAACGCTGTATAGTCACTAGCATGGACGTCAGCACATACTACATAGGTATCTTTATTCATATATTAATCCTCCTTGTTTCCGCCCATTAAACTAGACATAATTTCATTTGCTTTATCTTGCATTTCGCTATTACTAGTGTCATTGCCATTGCCTTTGGCATACTCTGCTCTACGTTGAGCTTTCATATTTGATGCGTCTTGGTTGATAAGCGACATGTGTTCTACCTTTTCGGCATCAGTTTCATCGGTTAAAAGCATTGTTCCCTTATCAAATTTAAATAGCATATAATCATCAGATACAAACCGATTACGAATCTTATCTAAATAAATACGCATGAAACCGCCATCACGTTCTTCTTTAGTCCCGTTTAAAGTTCCAGCGAATGCAGTAGTGTTAATCTTACGGTAGGAACCTTCGATTGACTCTAACGTCATAACTTCTTGGCTACCGGCAGAACGGTTCAATTGAGTACCAGTAATTAGAATAACGTTTTCCTCCTGCGCTAGCTTGGATAGATTCTGGAATAACTCTTCACCCTGAACAGCTTCGTTATCTGATTTCTTAGATGTACGCATTAGGTCTGCATAGTCGAGTACAACCACATCGAGTTTCAGCCCTTTTTGACGTTCTGATGCGTCAATACACTGTCGTAAACCATCAATAGTTAAAGTATTAGGTGTATATCGTTTGAACAGCAACGTTCCTTTATCTGGCTTATGGGGCTTAGCTAAAACATTCTTAATGAAATTGGGGTCAATTTTACCATCTCCAGTTAACATGTCACTCGGTGTCACTCGATAATGCATTCTGTCAAAACGCATATATGAATCTGCCATTAGTTCTTCCAAGCTAACCTGTAGAACGTTATGACCGGATACCATACTGTAGTAGTATGATAGATTAGATAGAAATACTGTTTTACCAAATCCAGATTTACCACCAATCATTGCAATTTGGCCTTTTTGTAGCCCACCACTCATCACATAGTCAAATGTTTTTAATCCAGATGGTATCTTTGCTTGGCCCAAATCATTAATATATGTTTCTGCCTTCTTACGAACATCACGATAAACATCAACAACAGTGTCCGCACTACCATTGATGTCTAATGAGTTGATATCATCAAGTTTTTCTTCAACTCTCTTAGATAAGTCATCTGAGTCTCGCTGTGCTTCCTCTAGAATAGCAGCAGAAGCTAAAGTCTTCTTAACGTATTTATCTAATGACTCTTCAATTTCATCAGAGCTATCTGGTTTAGTTTCCATAACATCATTAATAGTCTGAGTAATATCTAGCTCTTCTTGCTGTGTTAACGGGTCTTCATGCTTATGGCTTCTACGTCTGTTTTCATCTTTAAAGTATCTATCAATTCCAAGCTTAATACTTGCTTCTGAAATCGGCTTTGTGTCTGTTGCATAATATCTAACTAAGATATTACCTAGAACCTGATAAGTCGGGTTAGTCAATAGTGATGGTGTGTTTCTAGCTAATACTGCATTAGTAATGTATGAACTACTTAATGCTCTCACTAATAATTGTTCTTGTAATGTTTTTGTACTTTCTGCCACCGGTTGTTCCTCCTAAATATTAATAATTGGCATATCATATCTGTCCAACAATTGTTCTCTTAAATCCTTAGGGAATACCTTTCGAGCCTTAGTTCTAATTACCAAGTCCGAGCTAAAGTAAGCTATAATCTTACGCCCGATATTGATAATATCATAATACTCTGACACTTTTTCAGTTTGTAAGTTGTCCCTAATTATTTTAAGCTCATCACCATCTGAAATAGTTGCTGCATACACAGAGTCATAGGTCTTCTTTAAACCATATAATAGAGAATGAAGATACAACTCATTGTCTGTCTCATCAGACCTAATATCAGAAATAGCACTCATAGAATATCTTGATGTTCCAAATAATAAAATAGGAGTGTTCATAGCACCTAGGTAGCGATAGTTACATAGTTGCATTACATATAATGACATCTCTGGGTGCCTAACATTTAATGCCTTTACTAATCTACGACTATACTCTACGTACTCTCTATACATGCCATCAAGCTTGTTCTCATCCAGTGTCATAATCTTAATTGAGTGATTGTACTGATATGTTCTTAACTCCTTAGACATCTCTACATTATCATATCTACACTTCTGTAACAACCCATAATATTGGTACATAAATGAAATATATGGATTATCTAGAAACATTACTGTTTCATGAGGAACTCCATTTATGTTTTTATGATAAGTTCTATCGTACTTTAAGCCATTTTGATAGTATGACTGATAAGTTTCAGACACAAGGCCCACCTCATAAGGAACATTCATAATCCTCTTCTTGTTTCTGTCATTATATAAGTGTCTACTAAAGACGACAGACAAATAATATACCGGATTAATGTGGTTAATCCTAAAATACTTGGAGGCTTTAACCAGTGCATAGTGTAGCTTGCTATCAATAATTGAGTCAACGGTTCTTTCTAGTTCAACACTAGCATCAATTCCCTTATTGTCAGCATCTTTCTGTCTAAAAAGTTGCACATATTTGTCATAAATTAAGCTGATAACATAAGCATCAAAATCAGCAAACTTAACAGGTGTATCGTCTGTTTTAAATTTTGGGTCTTTTAAATTCATTATATAGCACCTCCTTATTGATGCCTGTGAAATGTATTCGTTCTATAGACTATAGTAACATTATATAATTTAGTAGTCAATAAATTTTTCTATATAAATTGGGTTTACTTTTGAAAAGAGTATGGTATACTAGAATTACAAATAAGGTTACACGGCTAACCGAGGATAACTAAATAGCCTAGTTACAAAAGAAGTTACCGAAATGCGCAGAGCTATAAGATAACTTTAAAACTTAATAGGGATACCCAATAGGCGAGACCACCTAAAGGTAATATTCACTGATACCAAACAAAAAGAGACAGGAGCATATTTGAATAGTCCCTCCGATTCTATAAAAGTGACTAGGAACCCACCGTTGAGGAGTTGCAGTGGTGGGTTTGACCGAGTAGCAGGTCGTTAAATAAATGCTGTAAGAGGTTTCCAGTGCCCTGAAAACGGGTGGAGATATTAACCTGCTTATGCGAATAACCTACCAGTGGCTGGAATGCTGGTAGCTAGGTTAGTATTACAAGTATAGATGCTGAACTATCCTAATAGATTATAATAAAGCTAAACGATGAGTCCTCATGATGAAGAAAACAATCGCTTAACACTCAATGTAGTAACCAATGTTAGGATAGCAATACGTAGTGACTTGAATAACCAACTCCTGTTGAAATGACCGACCGACCGACCGACGAACAGTTGGATTAGTTAATTAGTTATGATACAGTTATTTTCCATAGAGCTTAGCTTAGTATTGTATTTCTAGTAATAGATTTACGCTAAACTATCCATCTATGGACTAACTGTGTCTCATTCACTTACTCCCTCTCTCTGAACAGCAGGAGAGTCAAGGTCAAAACCGTTTTACAGATTAAGCATGATAGCATGTGTTTAGGATTGATTGATTAATACATAATAAGGAATTTGAACTTGAACTTAAAGATTTTTGATTACCTATTTATGGTAATCAGGTGGGCTGGACTAATAACGCTTATAAACTACTAGCGGGACGTAGACCACAACTCGTTAAGAAACTGACCCTTCGGCAGGAACGATATTTAGTTAATATAGTCTGAACACGAGCGAACTTTAAGCGACATGTTTTGCACAATACTTGATAGAATGAATAAAGTATAGTTATATGAATTAACATACAT